GGGCTGACGCCAGCAAGCTGATCCTGTAGCTCTTGTATCCTAACCTCTGCTTCCTCTAGCGCTGCGTGCGCGTGTTCCTGTGCTGCTTTGTAGCCAGCTAGGAAGCCATTCGATAGCGGCTCTCTGTAAAATAGATTGTTAGTTGTCATGGCAGCATACTCCTCCGCCATCTCTTCAGGTGTCTTACTCATCTTTTAGCTCCTCCTTCTTATCCTTTAAATGCGCCTGTAGTGTTTGGTGCAACGTGCTGCGACACTCTCGTTTATATCCCTTTTTACGTGGCAAAATTGCTCCTACGAGATGTCTAGCGCCATAGTAAATATCTCGCAGTTTATACCTGACACGATTACCAAAGGTTTGACAAAACCTAACGCAGCGAGTTAGCCAGTGCGCCTCTACTTCGTGCATAGCTTTACTATAGAACTCAGCTTCAGCAACTAAATCTTTTATCTTTTGCTCTGCCTTTATCAGTTCTTTTGTTTTTTTCTCAAGAAACAATCTTTCCGTTACAAGCAAATCGCCTCTCCCTCTGCTTATCTCTTCATAAAAGCATCTAGCAGCGGCATATCCTTTTTTGAACTCTTCGCTTGCCTCAAAGCATGTCTTGTCGTCATACTCTGCAAACCATTTTAAATCTGACTCAGCCGCTTCTTTTCTTTTGTTTGCAAGCTTTTCTTTCCAGTTTTCACTCACGTTTACCTCTCAAACGATTCCATATCCCACAGCTTATCCTGTGACACAAACCAAGCCTCTTTATAGCCGCCAGGATTAGCCCTAGTGCCTCTTTCTATTGCCAGATAGCCTTCCAGCCAGCCCAGCAATTTAACGCTACAGCGGCTCACATAAGTGAGTATGTAACGCCTATCTGCTGGGTCATTATCACGAAAGACTAGCTTGCCATCCTCTTTTCGCACTGCCCTAACCTCTATGTCATGCCCACAGTCTGCAACGTCCTTAAACGTGCCATGGGTTAACTGCACTTTCTTGCCTAGCCACTGAGATACTTTTAGCTCTGCTAAAGCTCCAACAGTGTGAATCTCTAGCGCATCAAGTACAGACTTAACTGGCATTCTATCTTTGCAGCCTAGTAGCTCTGCTTCGTACTGCCTAACCTCAGCAGACTTAACAGCTACAAGCATTTCCTTAAAGGTGTAGGGCAGTGTGATCATGACTAGAACGGAAGATCATCTAAATCTATATCCACTGGCTTAGTTGGCTTTGGCTGGCCGTTAAACCCACCAGAGGCCATGTGCTCTACGTCATGCTCTGCTCGATTGCTTGCGTACTTTACAGCCTCTTGCAGTAGCTCTATTAGCTTTTCTACTTCCTCTTTGTAGAGGTACTTAGTTTCTACATACTCTCCAGATTGTTTGTTCTTGTAGGTCTTGCGTACTGTAAAGCTGTAGCCACCGTTTTTAGCAGGCCACACTGCTACGTCTAGTCCTCTGTCTCTAAAGTTTTGCACTGGTTTATTCATACTTTTCCTTACTTTATTTACTACTTTTTCTACTACTTGTTTTATCTCGACAACTTGTCTCTTTTTCTGATATCCTGTGTTTATCATATATTCCGACCCCGTTGATTGCTTCGTTAATCTTCGGGGTTTTTTATTTCCATTACTACATCCAGAGCCCAGCGCAGTCCTTCCTCTTGTCCTTTCTCAAACTCAGAAAGAGGTTCCTTGCTGGTTTCTAGTTGCTTAATCAGCGTTTTAATGTCTTTCACGACCTGATTTAAGACGTTCGATGTATTGTTCAAAGCAATCCCCTATCATGTCTGTGATTCTTAATTGGTGTTTCTTTGCATAGTTCTTCAAATAGGTGACGAATTTCTTTTCCACTATTACGGTGAATCTCATTGCCCCTTCCCTGGGTGCATCCTGTCTTTTTTCTATCTCTATTGTCATATCCTATAACTCCTTTAACTCTTACTAATAATCGTAACCGTTTACGCTTCCAAAGCTGAATCATCCTTAACTCCGTCTGTAATGCACTGCGATAATCGTTGTAGTCTAATTGGTGAGCGCCATACTGTTTCGTTTATTTGTTTTGCCTCACAGTTTCGCAAGTACCGCTCTGCTGCAAGGCGCTGATCACCGTCAAGGCTGCTGGTATCGTAGAAGGTGACAACAGCTTTAGGCCGTTGCCCTACCTCGATTACATCGCCATGCACTGCTGGGTCGATAGGTGGCGCCTCATAGGCTTTAGGCGGTGCATACTCAGAGGGCATTTCCTCTTGAGTGTAGAGCCCGCCAAGCTCATTTATAAACGCCTCTCTTATGGCTAAGCTCTTAGCGCACTTGCTTAGCATGATTGACGGCATCTGCTTCCATATAGGTGTTGTTTTGCCGTATTCAGCCATGTAAGCGGTAGCGATGCTAGGAAAGCGCCTATCCTTGCGGTAGACCTTAGCAGTAGCGCTTACTAGCTGCTTGTCATCCCACTCGAACGTGACCTCCATCCCGTCAAACTGCGGGTGGCTGTTAGCAATTTTTAAGAAGCCGTTAATCCCTGTCATTAGCTGCAAGCGTCCACCAGCTTTAATGGCCCAGATTTCCTTAGTTGCTGGGTTAAGTCCTGTTGCCCTGCACATCTCAGCGAATAGCATAAACTCTGGGTCAGTTAGCCCTGGTGCTACTGTGTTGCGTAATGTTGCTAGCATCTCGAAGTTATTTGTTGTGGTTAGTTCTTTGCTCATACTCTTTTAATTCCTCTTTAGTTAGTTCCTGTTCGTCATAGTCGTAGCCGTCAATCATAATAATTCTGGGGCCAGAGTCAGTCTCGCAGAACTCGCATTGCTGCCACCTGTTTCCCATTATATCGGTAAAGGCTTCGTCATCTCGTATTGGTTGCCAGTTGTCGCAACAACTGCACTGCGTCCATCGTTTTTCCTTGCTCATTATTCCTCGAACTTGTCAGGGGTTGCGTTATAGATTGCCTCGTCAATAGCCTCTAGCAGCGACTCTGTGTCCTGCTGACATTCTACTGAGAGATCGTTCCAACCCTGGAGCGGGTCAAACACAAGCCGTCCATCATCGAGGCGCGATGCCTTGACTGTGAACTCGTGTCCGTTACGGTGCTTTAATTTGTAGTGCGGATAGTTTATTTCTAGTATTGTCATCATATATTCCCTCTTAATTGTTTACAGCTTGTGTACAGTATCAGTATACAGTACTGAGCGCTAGTACCTTCTTTGCATATTTTTGCCCTTCGGCGCATTTAACTCGTCCGCAGTTGTAGACGGTCAAGGCACGCTGTAAGTCACCATGCTGATCAAGTTCTTCGCGCAGGATTCTTGCCCCACAACGTAGGTTGTAAGTCGGGTCCCACAAATGATCAGCATCAGGTAGCCCACAACGGCGAGCGTTGAAGGGCATGATCTGAGCTATCCCCCTAGCACCGACTTTAGAGACGGCTTTAGGGTTGTAAGCGCTCTCTACTCTCACCAGAGCTTTAAGCACTTTGCGTGATAGCCCATAAGCATCAGCGGCACGCTCTACTTCAGCCTCCAGAAGGCCCCTAGAAGCCACCACAGGGCGACGGAGTAACCGCCCCCCATGGTAGACTAAACCCTCTGGCAGCGTCGTATAGCAAGCGAGTAGGACAAGGGCAGCGACTATCCAGCCGCCACCCTCTTTCTTGTCCTCACTCACTTTCTACCCACTGTTGCGCGTACTGCCATGGCTGGATCATCGCCTAGCACATAGACTCTAACCCCAATAGCAGTCGTTATGACCCCCACAAAAAAACAAACGTGCAGGATCGTGACCATGATGCCCGTAGGCGTAAAAAGAAGCTCCTTGATTGCTTTCATGGCTTAACTCCCCTGAACGTTAGTCGGTTGAGAGCAGTCGGCCCATAGGTAGCACTTGAGCGGTACGTTATGGGTTTTCTGCGATTCTTGGCGCTCATCGACACGAGTTATCCACAGCTTTCCACCAGCTTCAATCCCAGTACAACCGGAAACAGCAGCGGCCAATAATCCAAGTATTCCAAATAGTATCTTTCTCATATATTCCTCATCTATTTACACGTTAAACAACTACCTACCCCAACCTAGATCAAGACCTCTCATCGGCTGGCCTAATCCGTCATTAGGCACAACACGTTGCACAGTCTCGCTCCCAGTTAGATCACGATCAAAGATATTTCGTTGTGGCCTTGTAGTGGTCACAATCGAGTATCCTGTACCCCAGGGGCCTTTATCCTGCGGCACTGGCAGCACTGGCTGCACTGGTAGGCCGTAGGCAGGGGCAGGGGTAGCAAACCCGCTATTAGCGATAGCCCAGTCAAGGGCGTTTGGCTCAGACTGCGCAGAGGCAGCAAGCGGGATAAATGTTAGTGCCATTAGTATTTTTTTCATATACTCCTTTGCTTGGCTTAATTGCCTTACTGTTGACAGTAGCATGTACGATGCTCTGTGTACAGAGATATTTTCGGAATATATAAAAATTTCTTGAGGGTTTTATTCTGGAAAGGTATAACTGGCTGAAACAATAAAAAAACCACCTCTACCGGCTAAAGTAAAAGGTGGTTTAAGGATGAATCGATATGATCAAAGATACCAAATCCACGCCTTTTTTCAAGGTATTAAAACAACACAAAGAGGTAGGTTTTGACGGCATGGTGTTCCTTGCCTACGTTGCAGAATTTGAGTCGCAGGGGCTTCACTGCTTTGTCAGTCGCGCCAAGATCAGCCAAGACCTCCCCATCAGCGAGTCAGGGGCAAGGTACCTCATAAAGCGGTTAGTGCAGCAAGGATACCTCCAAGTTAAATACGAGGGCCGAAAGCGCTATCTGAGCACCACAAACAAAGGGGGCAGAATTAAACCAGATCACAATACTGAGGGGGCAAATTCTGCACCCAAAGGGGGCACGATTAAACCAGATGAGGGGGCAGAAT